TTCTGCTGGGCGGGCGACCGCGAGATCCGCAAGGAGTCGCAGGGTGGCGGCAAGGGCGGCGGTGACGCGCCCGAGGTCGATGTCTACTACGAGGCGGGATGGCACGTCCTCGGCATGGGGCCGATGTACGCGCTCCACTCCATCATCCAAGGCGGCACGACGATCTTCACCGGCCCGATCACGGCTGACTCACACCCGAGCGGCACGTCCGTCGATCTCGGCAAGGAAGGCGTCTTCACGATCTACTGGGGCGAGCCCACGCAGCCGACCAACAGCTTCCTCGGCAACGCGAACCGCGTGTCCGTCACGAGCCGCTGGCCGCACGCCTGCTACGTCGTGTGGAACAAGAAGCGACTCGCCGGGCAGACCTGGAACATCCTCGACTACGTTCTGGAGCGTCGTCCCTCGTGGACCGGCCTCTCCTCCTCGCAGGGATGGTACGAGCCTAACCGCACGCTCACGGGCGGCAGCGACAGTGTGGTCGCCGTGCTCGCCAACGCGAACGAGGACGTGGGTTACATCGAGGTCGAGGGCGACCGCACCTCGCGCTACAAGCCTACGTTCGACATTGAGCTGACTGGTGTTGGCCTGCCGAACGGCACCTACGAGGTGCTGCGCTCCGAGATTAGTCAGACGCAGCTCGGGACGCCCCCGTACTACATCTACACCACGCAGACCCGCATCTTCCTCGTCGGCGGCACGCTCGGCGCGACCGCGACCGGCTCGGTGCAGGTCTGGGAAGACGACGAGACGGACGGCGCGAACATCGCGCACGTCATGGGCGAGCTGCTGTTCGCCGACTGGCCCCTGGGACTGCAACTCGACCCCGCACACATCGCGGAGTCGTGGGACCTGCCTTCGCTGGAGCTACTGGGCGTTGAGGCCGAGACGAACAACTGGCGCGCGGCCATCCTTGGTACGCAAGGCGAGACCGCCGAGGCCATGCTGGGCTCGATGCTCCAAGACCACGGCACGATGTTGCCGATCGACACCACGAGCGGCGCGATGCTGTTCCAGCGCATCCGCTTCCCTGCGGGCGTGCTCCCCGCATTCGTCGAGGACATCTACGCCGAACGCTTCCCCGAGATCGACACCGTTCACGGCGAGCAGCCGGTGGACAGGCTCATCTTCGCGTTCAGCGACCGTACGAACTTCTACGGCGACATGACGATCGCCGTGGACGACGACGGGCAGGCGAGCTATGCCGAGCACCAGCGTGCTCGCAAGGTCCCGCTCGTCAGCACGACGCTGTTCGACACGGCTGCCCAGCTCGCCGAGCTGCGGTCGCCCGAGGAACTCGCCCCCGGCGCGCAGTTCCGCCTCGACGCCTCGCGCGAGGCGCGTGACTTGCTCCCGGGACAGGCGATCACCGCCGAAGGCTTCGACGAAGTGCTCCGCGTGATCGAGGTCTCGGTGGACCCGCTCTCCGAGCGCGTAGAGCTGAAAGTCATCCCGGACTTCTACGGCGTCCCGCTGTCGAGCTTCGTGACTGGCGGGGGCGGCGTGGCTGCTCCCCCGGAAGACCCCGCCATCGACGAGGCGTTCACCTGGGTCGAGATCCCGGAGCAACTGCTCGGGACGACTTTCCCGGCGACGCAGTACGTCATGGTGCCTCGCATCCGCGCGAACTCCAACATCAGCTTCTCGACGATCCACTTCTCGGACGACGACGTGACCTACACGATCAAGGGTAACGACCTGAACGTGCAGACCGGCGGCACCACGCTGGCGGCACTCGACGCGGACGGCCCGACGTACGAGGCCCAGTCAGTAGAGTACACCGAGCTTGGCCCGGACAACTCCAACGTCAGCGACTACTCTGCGGACCTCACGAGCTGGGGCCTCGGGCGGCAGCTCGCGGTCATCGTCTCGACGGCTGGCACGGAAATCTGCTTCTTGCAGAAGGCGACCATCACGGGCGGCTCGACGCGCCGCCTCGACGGTCTCCTGCGCGCCCGCTACGACACTCGCAAGCTCGCGCACCCGGTCGGCGCGGTGGTCTACATCGTGGACAGCAGCTCCATCACGGAGTTCTCCGACTCCCTGCTTGAGCCTACGCTGGCTCTCTGGGTGAAGTCGCAGCCCGGCACGACCGGCGGGCAGGTCAACCTGTCGGCGGTCGGCCCGATCGGCAACGCCCAGGTCGGCAAGGGTCAGGTGCCCATCGCTCCCGACTACGTTCACGTCAAGGCCCCCTTCCCGACTGTCCCGGCCTACGAGACCGGCGACGACATCACGATCGGTTGGGCCATCTCGACCGGCACGAAGCAGACCGGCGCGGGCGGGCAGTCGTCCGGCGTGGTCACGGGCATCCCGGACATCCCCGGCTCCGTGCAGATCGAGTTCCTCACCACGGGCGACGTGGTGCAGGGGACTTACTCCGTGGACCCGTCCCTCGTGGACACCTACACCTACACGAACGCGGCCCTTCAAGCCGACTTCGGTTCCGAGCCGACGATCAAGGTGCGCGTCACGCACATCGCGAACGGCTACTCCTCTCCGGTGAGCCCGTCGCTCACCATCTCGAAAATCTAACGCCCAGGAGGCAACCCAATGGCACGACCCATCAAGAACGACATCGACTCAGGCATCCAGTCCTGGGACGGCAAGATCGACGACAACGACGAGGCTCTCTTCAACGCCCCGCTCCCCATCCACGAGCACACGGGCGACGAGACCGACCTCGCCAGCACCTTTGCCGCTGCGGCCTACGACCGCTGCGCCGTGATGGTGGACGACACGACCTACGGCTGGTCCATGTTCGTGAGCGACGGGACCGCGTGGAACCGCATCCTGAACGTCGAGACGATCGCGACGATCGTGGACATCACCGACTCGTCCGGCGGCACCGCGAACGACACGATCGCGAGCATCACCAATGCGGCCAACGCGGGCTCGGCTGATGTCGGCCCGACTGCGGACGCCATCGCGGATCTGGCCGCCAAGCAGCAGGAGATCATCGACGCTCTCCGCGCCCACGGCCTCATCCTGTAGAAAAGTGGCCCCTCTGGGGTCATCTGCCCGGAGCCGGTGGCGGGATTGCCTCCCTCGTCATCGGCTCCACTTTTTTCGAGAATCTGCTTGACTTCCGCTGAAACGGTGGTAGGATGCTGGTTCATGCGCTACTCCCGATGGGGATGGCCCTCAAGGCCCCGCCGGACCCCAGGAGAGCGCACGCGGGACAGGCCGATCTCGCGCGCCGGATGCTACCGGCACGGGAGGAGCAGCAGCGATCGACGCGCTCCTCCCTGCGGCCACCTTCAACGAAACCGGCCCCGCACGAGTCATCAGACCAGTGCGGGGCCGGGCTCGTTAGAGCGGCTCTCAGGGCGTCTCAGAGACCGCGCTCCTTCTTGAGGCGCTGGAAGCGCTCCCAGGGGGTCTCCTCGGCGGGCAGAGGCCCAGGAGGCAGCTCGATGGCCTCGGGCTCGGCCATGGGCAGCAGCGGGAGGATCTCGGGCATCGGGACGATCCCACAGTGGTGCAGGATGCGTCCCTCCATGCCGTAGCCGCCCACGGTGACGACGATGCCGAGCACCTCGCCGTCCGCGCTGAACAGCGGGCCTCCAGAGTCGCCGTGGAAGATGTCGATGGCGACCCGATCCGGGTCCTCGGTGCCGATCCCCTCGGTCCACCAGTGCTGGCCCTGGCCGTAGCCGGACTTGAACACGCGCTCGCCGGGGCGGGGCGCGCGGTTGGCAAGGGGCCAGGGTTCTTCACCATGGAGCCCCGTCACGAGCACGCAGGCGTCGAGATCGCCTAGCGGAATCACCTCCAGCACGATCCAGCCGTCCACAGTAATCTGCTCGGCTGCCCAATTCCCTACGACGTGTTTGGCGGTGAGCCAGCTATTGTCGGAGATCGGAAAGCCGGTGCCTAGCCCAAAGGGCGTCTCGACCATCGCGGCGTGCCGCGAAGTCAGCAGTTCTTCTTGTGGATGGGTGGATGTGGCGACGCAAGATCCGAGGATCAGCGCGCCGCAGAGGAGGGCTCGTTGCATGTGTCTTGTCGCGCACGCGCGGCTTGTGCCTTTGCTCCATCGCCGCGTGCGGTGACGATAGTGGCCTGCGTTGCCAGGGCGTGAACAGTACCACACTCCTGGCATGTCGCTCGTTGGAATTTCTCCGAAGCAACGGGGTAAGTGTGTGAGATGCGAAGCTCTCCTTCGCATGAGGGTACAGCGCAGTTCATTAGCGATCTCTCTGGATTCGGGTTCCTACGATGTGCTTGTTGACACCGGCTTGGACCAGCTCCCCGGTGTCACCGAGGTGCGGGTAGAAGGCGTAGACGATCGCATCCGCACGGTCAGGCGATTCGCTGACCTCCATGCGCTTCCGCCACTCGTCCTTCGTCTCGACCTTGAGCTTGCCCTTCCGGTCGGTGTAGTATTGGCGCGTGCTCAACTGCTTGAGCAAGCGCGCGTCGTTCGGCAGGCGAACGATGTGCTCGCGCACGAGGTTCCGCAGCATCCACCAAGCCTCTGAGTAGAGGTCGGCGAACATCGCGGAGTCGTAGGGGCGAGCCTGCGTGTGGAATTCGAGGACGTTCTTGCCGCCCTCGTGGAAGGAGTGCATGACTCCCTGGCCGAGGCCGCCTGCGTCAGGGATGAACCAGCAGTCCGCGTCGGACCAGTGGGCATCCCGCTGCAACGCGAAGGCGTAGTCGGTGACTGAGATGGGCTCGGTCTTCACGAACGTCTTGAAGTGCGTGATCGCGAGGCCGTGGCGCTGCGCCACCACCGACTCGTCCCCGCCGAAGCGCGAGTAGTCGATGCCGATGGCCTTGTTGACGCGCATCATGTCCTTGATGCTGGCGCACCCGAGCATGTTCGTCTTGGTGCAGATCGTCAGGTCCCGCAGGCCCATGACGTTGTTCGGGTCCTCGTGCGGGAACTCGCCGAGCACGCGGATGCGGTACTGGTCGCTGTCGCGCCCGTACTCCCATTCGAGCTGCTTGTTGCGGCTCGGGGAGACGATGTGAGGGTAGTCGCGCGCCGTGTCCTCGGCGTTGAAGACCAAGCGGTGCCAGTGGTCGGCCTGCGCCGTGAAGAAGTTGTAGAACTCGCACGACGAGGTGTTCGGGTTGCCGATGGCGAGGAACAGCGCGTCCGGGTTGGACAGCGTTCCCTTGATCGTCTCGATGATGCCCGGGGCAACACCCGACGCTTCATCTGCGATGAACGTCAGGCGCTTCTCGTGGATGCCCTGGAGGTTCTCCGGGCGCGTGGCCGTCGCGGTGCGGATGCCCCACATCTTCGAGCCGTTGATCTCGACCTTGGTGCCGTAGGTCTTGCACATCTTCTGCATGACCGGGTGCGCCTCCTTCAAGAGACGCTGGCACTCGTCGATCCACTGTTTACACTGGCGCATCGACGGGCTCGTGACGATGCAGAGCGCGTCTTCGTACCGGATGCAGCGCCACAGCGCGACGATGACCGAGATGGCGGTCTTTCCCGGCCCCTGACCGGAGCGTACCGCGATGCGCTTGAGACGCTTCTCCACCGGGAGCATGGATTCGAGCTGAACGATGTCCAGCAGCTCCTCCTGCTGCCAAGTGTAGTCGAAATTCATCGCCTCGCGGGCGAAGACACGGATGTCCTTGCGCCAGCGCTCGTACAGAGGCTCGAATTGTCGTGAGAAGCGTCCCATGGCCTACCACATCACGAGATGCCGCACGCCCTCCTGGCGCTGGTAGGCGTTGACGACCTCAAGGGTCTCGCAGAACTTCGGTTCGGACGACCGAGCGCCCAAAACGACGAACGTGATGGCGTTGCCGTGCAGTCCTTGGAGCCATTCGGGCCGGTTCGACACCATTCGCAGCTCGTGGCCCGCCTGATCGCCGAGTTTCAGCGTCTTCGAGCCCACCCACTTGCACACGGACGTGAGCGCGGGGTCGATCGTGGTCGTCACGGCGCGCATGAACTCCATGAAACGCTTTTCGAGGTCGCGGTTGGCCGCGATCACGATGCACTTCGAGCCTTCGACGCGCAGAAGCCGCCAGAGCGCGCACAGTGCGACCGCGTTGGTGGTCTGCGCGGACGGCACCTCGACGACGTGGAGCGGGTCCTCGTCCTCGTAGAAGCGGTGCATCAGCTCCAGTTGCGAGCCGGTCGGGCGAAGGCCGAGCCGGTGGCTCAAATCCTCTGGACTACGCAGGCTCGACATCATCTGCTCCTCGATCAGGCTGTTGGTCAGCATCTTGTACCTCAGTTGGGCGAGCGGGGCATCCAAGCTCACGCCGCATCGTGGCGTTCTCGACTTCGAGGTGCGCCATCTCGACGCGAAGGTTTCCCATGCGCTTCTGCATGTGCGAAATAACTTTCTCAAGCTCCCTCACTCGGTCTAGTAGCGTCTCCCTAAACTCCTTCTTCGACAGCCTGCGGTTCTCCAGCCACACGCGGAAGAACGCAACACCTCCAGCGCCGAGTACGGCGCTGATGATGAGCTTGACGGTTTCGGGAAGGTAGTCTGAGTCGGGGAGCGTCATGGTTGGTTGGGTTGGGTATTGCCCAGGGGCATAAAACGGGTTTATGCCCCTGAGTGATTTCAGTTGGCGACGAGCGAGGCGTGGATGTTCACGCTCTCGAACAGCGAGCGCAGGCGCGCGGTGTCTTCGAGGTAGATTTCGGCTTC